CGCACCCGTGGCAAGCCCAGCAAAATAGACCAGCTTCCCGACGACATAAAGTCTGAGCTGATTGAGCTATTGCGCGATAAATCCGTTACACAAACCGAAGTGCTTGAACGGGTTAACACCCTAATACGTGACGCAGGCTTACCCGAAGAAGAACATATCTCACGTAGCGGCCTTAACCGCTATGCCACGCGCATGGCCACAGTGGGCAGTCGCATTCAGGAAGCCCGTGAAGTGTCTAAACAATGGGTAGACCAGCTGGGCGGTAAGCCAACGGGCGAAGTCTCGAAAGTGCTCATTGAGATGGTTCGCACCCTAGCGTTCGACCAAGTGTTAAAACTGTCTGAATCTGGTGAGGCGGTTCCCCCAAAATTCATTAAAGAGCTTGCCGTTGGAGTAGAAAAACTTGAGAAAGCCGCTACTGAAAGTACCAAACGTGAAAAAGAGATCCGCAAGGCCATGGCGGAAGAAGCCGCAGAGCGTGCCGCAGAGGTAGCCAAAGCAGCGGGACTAACCGCAGATGGTGCTGCGCAAATCAAGCGTGAGATTTTGGGGATTGCCTAATGAAGCTGCCACCACAGCCTGCCCCTACACCTAAGGAAATCAGGCCCAGTAAAACGCAATATCAAAAAGCCATTGAGCAATGCGACAGGCTTGAAACGCGGTTTGGGCTACCCACCTTCATTCCCTTCGATGAGAACGAACTTTTACTTGGGTACCAGAAGCGCTGGGTAGCCGATGACTCACTGCTGAAGATTGCTGAGAAGTCGCGTCGAACCGGTATCACGTGGGCCGAAGCGTCAGACGCTGTGCTTACCGCCAGTAGAACCAAAAGCGCACACGGTACCAATCACTTCTATGTGGGCACAAACAAGGAAATGGCCCGTGAGTTTATTGATGCAGCGGCCATGTGGGCCAAGGCATTTGATAAAGTAGCAGGCGATATACAAGAAGAGCTATTCATTGATGAAGGTCAGGAAGGCAAAGAAATTCTGACATTCGTTATTCATTTTGCCAGTGGCTTTAAAATACAGGCGCTGAGCTCGAAGCCGTCTAACCTGCGTGGTATGCAGGGTAACGTAACCATTGATGAAGCCGCCTTCCACGACCAATTAGCGGAAGTACTCAAGGCTGCACTTGCGCTTACCATGTGGGGCGCAAAGGTGCGCCTTATCAGTACTCACAACGGCGCTGAGAACCTTTTTAACCAGCTAATACAAGATAGCCGAGCAGGCAAAAAGCGTTACAGCATTCATCGTATTACGCTAGATGACGCATGCAATGAAGGCTTGTACCAGCGCATATGCCAGGTTAAAGGGAATGACTGGAGCCAAGAGGCCGAACAAAAGTGGAAGGACGATTTACTTAACGATACCGCCAGCCAAGAGGATGCACTAGAAGAGTATTTCTGTGTGCCTAAATCGGGTGGTGGTGCCTACATTAGCCGTGCCCTAATCGATAAGGCCATGGTGCAACCCGACGAAAGTGGCCAGCCCACCATTATCCACTATGCACAAAGTGCTGAGTGGAACCAGATGCGCCCCGACTTGCGCGCTGCTGATATTAAAGACTGGTGCAATGAGGTCTTGCTGCCCCAGCTGGAGAAGTTAAACCCAGAGCAACGCCACTGCTTAGGGGAAGACTTTGCACGTTCTGGCGATTTAACGTGTTTATGGGTTGGTGCAATACAGCAAGACTTAAGCCTTCTTGTACCGCTTGTGGTGGAACTTAAAAACATTCCCTACAAGCAGCAAGAACAAATTCTATTTTTCATCATCGACAGGCTACCGCGCTTTATTGGCGCGCAATTGGATGCCACGGGTAACGGTGAATACTTGGCAGAGCAAGCAGTTGACCATTACGGCGCGGGGCTTATCGAGTCGGTCAAGATCACCGAAAACTGGTATCGAGAAAGTATGCCGCCTATGAAGGCCCATTTTGAGGACTTCACCATTATCCTACCGAGTGACGCTGACATCTTGGATGACCTGCGCTCGATTCAAATTAATAACCGGGGCGTGCCTCGCATACCCGATGCGAAAACCGACACTAAAAAACAGCGACATGGCGACGGTGCTATTGCCTGCTGCATGATGGTTGCGGCCAGTAAAATGGAGGGCGGTGAAATTGACTACATGAGTCTACCTTCCAAAGCCGAAAGGCGCGACAACCGCAACAATGACGACAACTACTCAATCCAACAAAGTGGGTGTTACTAATGGAAACCTACGAGCAAAACGGTACGCGCTTTCGTGTACGCGAACGCGGCCTTAAAACCAAGCAAACCGACAATTCAGCACGCGTCGCGCAAATGCGCCGCGAGTTTGCTGAGCATCCTAGTTCTGGGCTAACGCCTGCCACGTTGGCGGTCATTCTTAAAAATGCTGAACATGGTAGCTTATTAGAACAATGCTATCTGGCTGAAGACATCGAAGAGAAAGACGGTCACATCCAGGCTGAAATATTCAAGCGTAAGATGGCGCTGACCGATATCGATTGGCAGATAGAGCCGCCTGTGAATGCTACCGCCCAGGAACAAAAGGATGCGGCTAACATAGAGCAAATGCTGAAAGATGTGGAAGACTGGCACAACATCATATTTGGTATGGGTGACGGCATTTTAAAAGGCTTTTCAAACATTGAGCATGAATGGGGCTTTTACAATAACTTCCGTATTCCTGAGGCATTCGTGCACCGCCCTGCTACGTGGTTCCAGTTACACCACGACGACCAGGACTGCATTGCTCTTCGTGACCAAACGGGTAAAGGCGAAAAACTACGCCCGCTTAACTGGCTGCAGCACCGCCATCCTGCAAAAAGTGGTTATGCCGCACGCATTGGCCTAATTCGTCAGCTGGCATGGCCGTTCATATTCAAAAACTATTCTGTACGCGACCTAGCCGAGTTTTTAGAGATTTACGGTATTCCTATTAAGTTGGGTAAATATCCAAGTGGTGCAACTGATACTGAAAAGAGCCGCTTGCTTCAAGCCGTACTCGGCATTGGTCACAACGCTGGGGGCATAATTCCCAAAGGCATGGAAATTGAATTTCACGAAGCAGCGAAAGGCGGCGGCAGCGACCCCTTCATGACCATGATGAGCTGGTGTGAGCGCATCCAATCTAAAGTCATTTTAGGTCAAACCCTCACATCACAGGTAGACAGCACGGGGAGCCAAGCGCTAGGCAATGTGCACAATGAAGTACGACAAGACATTCGCGACCATGACTTACGCCAAATTGCTAACACGCTAAATCGTGATCTTGTGTTGCCTATGCACGCGCTTAACAGCCTAAGCTACCGAGGCGACCCAAGACGTAAGCCGCGCATTATATTCGACACACAAGAGCCCGAAGACATTAGCCAATACGCTGAGAGCCTACCCAAGCTGGTCGACATTGGTTTTCGTATTCCGGCCAGCTGGGCACAAGATAAGCTGCGCATTCCCGAGCCAGAGGGTGAAGAGGCCATATTGGCTCGCGCTGTCGCCACGCCTGCTGTTAAAGAGCCAGAGGAAAAGGATGCGGACAAGGACGACCCAAAACAAGAGCCGCAAACCGCTGCATTGCGTTTAGCGCTCGCTGCACTTAAAGCACAACAGCCGAAAGACGACGGCGCGGATGTGCTTACCAAGCGCTTGGCACAACAGGCTGGCGAATCGTTCAGTCAGTTAATGCAACCCATTGAGTCGTTAGTAGCTAATGCTGATTCACTGGAGGCGCTATTAGAGCAGCTGCTGGAATTAGAAGACCAACTGCCCGTTGAAGATTATCAACTACTTTTGGGCCAGGCATTTACCGCAGCTGAGTTAAGCGGACGATTTGATGTAAATGAGGGGAGATAACAATAATGCCTTGCGATCATCACACACCATGCCCTTCTGGTTACATTAGCTGGCACAGCTGGGCAAGAAAAATGCTTAAAACTCATCGCCAAACTAAATGTCCTGACTGTGGCCTATTCAAAATTTGGGTACCGAAACGGAAGGGTAATAAATAATGCCTGTCCAGTACGGCCCTCAGAAGTTTTCTGAAGCCATTACCCATTTTAGAAACAAGTTGAACATGCCCAGCGAACGCTGGGCTGATGTGTGGCGTGAACAGCACAACAACGCTTTTATGGTGGCTGGCGCAACGAAGACGGATTTGTTGGCCGACATTCGCCAAATGGTAGACAGTGCAATAGCCGAGGGCAAAAGTTTAAGCTGGTTTCAAAAAGAGTTTAAACACCTGGTTAAAAAGCATGGATGGGAACACGCAGGCAGTGCCGCATGGCGAGCTAATATCATTTACGACACGAACATGCGCCAAGCATATAACGCGGGTCGCTTCCAGCAGCTGCAGAACTTTCCCTACTGGCGCTACGCGCATGGAGATAGTCGCTACCCTCGCCCACACCACCAAAGTAAAGACGGTACCCTTTTACCCAAAGAGTCGCCGTTCTGGCTTACCTGGTTTCCCCAAAACGGCTGGGGCTGTAAATGCAAAGTGTTTGGTGAGACAGCCAGAAGCATTCAGCGAAAAGGCCTTAAATTAAGCAAAGAGCCCGTTATTGAGACGCGTGAATGGATAGATAAGAAAACAGGTGAAGTACATTATGTGCCAGTAGGTATCGACCCTGGTTTCGATTATTCGCCTGGCTCAAAATCGCAAGCCGATGTATTGCGCCAGCAGCAAATTTCAAAGCCGCCACTAAAAGAGCGCCTTCCTGAACGTGTGGTACCTAGTGCTTACTCAACGAATAAAAATGTAACCATTCATGGGTTAAACAAGGTCATTTCAGAATTGAGCCAGGCGCAACCACAAATGCGCCAAGTGACCGATTTCATTACTACCTACGGTATGAAAACCTTGTTTCTTAAACCGACTGAAATGGTGCGTGGAAGCAAGAAAGCCAAAGAATTAGCAGAGGACATTACTCGTTATTTAAATGTCCCAATATCAAAAGCCAATGGCCATTGGCCTGTGCCCAGTAACACGGCTCGGCGTGCAAATGGCTACACAGCACTAGCTTGGAAACACGTAGTCGTAAAAGCCAAAACAGGTGTAAACTTAAATAAAATTGCCGACATTACCGACTTAACCAATGCGGTAGAGGCGGCAATACTCGCTTTACAAGCTGGCAAGCGGCAATGGTCCCTATCGCATATTGTTAGGCGCTATACAGACAGTGGTGATCATGGTGGCGCAATAATCACATGGCTTCATGAAATGGGACACCAAGTTCAATTTCAGGCCATGCGCATGGATATTCCTACACCTGGCTTAAATGAGAGTATTACCACTTACAGTATGCAAGACACAATGGAATGGCATGCCGAGCACTTTGCCGCATGGGCGCTTAATCGCGCCATGCTTGAAACGCACTATCCAGCGATAGT